CCAACTATCAGCAGGAACCAATTATCATGGGTAAGCTGCACCAACACTTCCGCAACTTCAAGTGAATGATCAAACAGTCCACCTTCATAACTTCCATGATATTTTGTTGATGCAGGTGCAGTGAAGAATCCTTCCTTCACTAACCATTCCATAAATTCAGCACTTACATGTTCCCCAATCTTCTTCATAAACTTTTCAATTCTATCATTCATATTCATCACCTGAATTCCTTTCCGGTTCTCTTATCTTTTATTTGAATTCTTCCAATCAGTTCAAAATCTGCCCAACCAACAATGAACTTCACCACGTTCACCAGGTTGTGTGCTTTCTTTTCCAGTTCAGCTTCTTCCTTGATCATGGGTTTCAATGCTTCATATGCAGTTGGATCCTTGCAACCACTACTGTTGTATTTTGGGTTATTGTTCGCCATCTTCATCATCCTTTCTAACTGGTATATCTTGCATTTCAGGGTGGTGCTTTTCCATGCATATTGCAAATGCAATGTTCCAAAGTGCTGCCCTTAGATGTGGTTCATCCTTCATCCCTCTTAAATAGCAGGAAATGTGCCTGGTTGCTGAATCTATTAAACTATGAATTGGAATACCTTTTTCACAATTCCTTTCACCATACTTCAATGCACCTTCTTCACAATGCAATGCCAGTTCATGAATGGAATCCCATGGAAGAAGATCATATCTTCCCTTTCCCTGGTGCATATCACGAACTGCACCAGTTTCAAACTGTGTTCTGTGTCCACTGTCCTTTATACTGCCGGCTTCACATGCCTTGCAAACTTGCCTTCCTTCAGGAACATACTTACCGCAGCAAACACATTTATCATCCAATTTTTTCACCTTCCTTTTTCATGAATATTCTGTACTTCTTACCATCAATTTTTTTATCAACTATTACAAAATCAAACCGCTTATTGACCTGCCTGGAAAACTCAATATTTGACATTGGTTGCATGTTGCTTGCAATGCAAAATTCATTGTATCTTTTGTAAACCAGGTTGGTTGGTTCATTTTCAATTAGATCTTCACCAACTTCTTTGAAGAACCCCAGGATTGGATTGTTCGATTCTTCATATTCCTGAAGTTCAAGTTCAACCTTGGTTGATACTGTGAACTGCCTGTTTTCCAATACTCTTTTCAATCCATTGATTCCAATGTTTATCATGTATTCCATGGGTTCCTGTTCTCTAAGGTCATATTTTATGTAGGGTTTGTAATCAGGATCACTTACTGAAAACTTTGCATCAAATGGAATGATGATCAACCTTCTTAATACTGCACCGGTCTTATCTTTTATCCTTGGGATGCTGTTGGCACTGAATAACATCTTGGAATAATTGTTGAAGTCAAATGGGTTCTGACCTTTCCTTTCAACATTCATCCGGTCACCAGTAACCAACTTCTTGAACACTGCTGCATTGGCAATAAATTCATCACCAATATCATCACCTATGTTTGCAAGCTTCCCAAACAGTTCAGCAGTTTTGAATCTGTCACCAAGTTCCTTCAGGTCAAGTGCAGTGATATTGTTTTCACCAAGTAAGGTCTTGACCATATCCAGGAAGGTTGACTTTCCATTGCTCTTATCACCTGTAAGAATGAAGGCCTTTCCAAGTTCATTTCTTCTGTAAAAACTGTATCCAATTACTTCTTCAAGCAGCATCCGGATCTGTTCATCTTGACATGCTATTTTGTTCAATGTTTTATCTGCAATTTCTGAATATGCAGCAGGATTGAAGTTCCAATCAATTTTATTAGTAATGATGTGTTCCGGTGAAAATTCAACAAAGGTATCATCAGCAACATTGTAAATACCATTCTTGAATGCAACCATCTTTGCTGTTGAAGCTTCAGTGTTGTTCCGGATCATGATGTCCAGGTATGAAAGAACTTCCACCCTCTTTGCTCTGTTTAAGTTGGGAATATGCTTTATCATTTCAGCTTCAATTTCTGCCTGTCCACTCACATAAATTCCATTCCGGTACAAGTGAAGCTGATTGTTTATCTTAATAATGTGGTTGTTGTTCTTAATGTAAGTTGCAAACTTATCAAATAGGAATGTGGTTCCCTTGAAGAAGATTGGCTTCTGAAAAGCATCATCCCTTAAAATTACATCCAGTTCCCCTTCTGATAGGGAAATCTTCAAAATATGCTTGTTGATGATCCTTATACATTCCCTTGCTTCTTCCACTGTGAAATCATTTGATTGAAGTGTCAGGATGTAATTAAACAATGCCTGGTTCCTTCCATCACCTGCATCCATTTCAAGAAAGTCCATATTTGTCTTTATTGGTGTCAACCACTTTGGGAGTTCTTGAATTTCTGCTTCAGGAACATCATGTAAAATCTTTCTTTCAGCATCCTTAAACTTTAGTATTGAATATGAATTCTTACATCCAAGTTTTATATCTGCCTTCAAGCATATTGAAAGGGTGCAGTGGGTTTTGTTAGCAGCAACACCTTTGTTCTTAAACAAGAAGTGCTTCCCCCTGGTGGTTTCATAAACCCTACATTTAAGATTCAGGTCTTTCACAATCTTGAATATCAGTTCACTACTTTCAAAATCATCTATGTCAATCAAGATTGTTTCATCACCAAGGATCCCTGCATATTCAGGAAGCAACTTGATCTGTTCAAAGTTCTTGAAATCTGTTCTTCCTTTGATCTTCTCAATACACTTCTTGTCTTTTGTTTCAACATAACCCTTAAAAAGCTGCATAGTATTCACCCCCCCCTCTATAACTTGAACTTCTTGAATTCCACCGACCATGATTTTGAATAGTTTGATAGATAATCATGAAGTTGGATTATGTTTTCTTCATTCCCATACTTGAATATAAATTTCAATATCTTTCTTACATGCATTACATTGACAAGCTTTTCTTCACCTGACTTTGTTTCCTTTGTCTTAAACACTTGATCCATGTAAAATGTCATTTCACCTTTGGGTTGTCCAAACCGGTCAAAGTTGTATTGTATTACTAAATCTGTGTTCATAATTGCACCCCAAAATCCTGAAGCCTTTTGATTGCCAAATCAATATACCAGGACTTATCAAGCCTTCTTGGAACACGTCTATTGTTTATATTGTCATTTACAATAAAGGCACGTTCAGGTGTAAGTGCAAACTTTTCAGGATTCTTTTCTAGTGTTTTACGTTTGAACACCCCAGGATCACTTTCTTCCTTGGAAGCAAATACCCTTAAACATTTTTCTTTGATAATTTCATCACCATGCATTGCATAAAGATATTTACCACTAACCTTTACAACCTTTTGAAATTCCTTCAACTGCCTACAATCCATTACTGTTTTTTCAGGATGAACCCCACTGATGAAGTAGTCCTTGACCGCTTTATTTATTATTGGAAGGTCATAATCAAGGGAACTTAATTTCTTTACATATCCACCCTTTGACTTATGACTTCCATCTTCAGCAACAATTACATAGTTGTTTACATCCTTTTGAAATATCTTTGTGAAGAACTCAAATTCAAGTTCCATCCTGGTTCTTTCTTCCCATTCCTTACAAAGTTCTTTGATCCCATCCACATCATCCATTGATGATATTTTAAAAATCAAACCATCTGTATTTGATTGAACCAGGCTGCAATGCCCTTCTAATTTTTCAATCAAATCAAGAAGTAAAAGCTGCCCACCAACACAAACATTGTTTGCTTGCCTTGGATCAAACAGGTTGTTATTCTTATCCTTCATAGCACCATAGGTTCCATTCAAAACAATCTTGTAAGGTGCTTGCATTGGGTTCTTTTCAGCTTTTAATTTAAGCCTGCTATCTCTTATTTCTTTGTACTTACTTGGATTACTCATGTTCCGGCTACCCCAACCATATTCAATCATCAGTGCCGGATAATATGAAGCCACATCCACGTTCATGAAGATTCCTTCACCACTGTATTTGCTAATTGCACCATGTAACCCACCCCAAGCAAATACATGTGGAACACCGGAAACATCAACCTTCAAAACCTTGTCATAATCCCTGTTAGAAGGTTCTTTGTACCAATTAACAATGTGCTTGTACTTTTGGATCTTCATGGTATCAGGGAATTCTATATCAAATTCATCATTGTGACTTCTTTTGTTAGCATCCAGGATGATTGCTGATAGTTGAACCTTTGTTTTTGAAATATAGGATATTGGAAGTTTGAAGGCCTTAATCAATGATAGGTGACTTTCAAATTCTTCTTTCCTTTGGATGAATACTTCAATGGTCTGTTCAACATCATGCCTACAATACTTCACTGTTTCTTCTATTTCTTCAGGTGTCAGTTTCCTATCAATCGTGAAGGGAACACTTGATTCCTTAATGTCATTCCCCATAAATGCTTCAAGCTGCTTCAGGCCATGAAAGGAATTCATTATGTCATAATTGTTCAGTGAAATTTTATTCAGTAGGCTTGAAAACTGCCAACCTGGTTTCCCTTTCACAATGATGTGATCATTTATTCTTTTGGGTTCAAAACCACAAAGGATCCCTTTCAAGATGTATTGATCATAGTGCCTGGAATTGTATCCAACCCATACATCACTTTTACCATCTTCATAAATTGATTGCAGCAGATCCGGATCATTGACCACAACATGTTCTTTTCTATTGGCCATATCAATGATCACCACCAACCAATCATGCTTGAAAACTTCAAAGTCATAAAATAGCATTTATTTTCACCCACTTTCTTGTATAAGTTTAATAATTTTGGTAATACTAGATAATGGAGAAGTATGAGGATGCAACCATAGGTTAAAAAAAATTAAGATTGCATCCCCCAAACTTCAAATATTATTCAGCTTCAAACACATCAGTAATAGTGTAAGTGCTGAAACCCTTCTTACCTTCAGCATAATCAAGGGCATATTCCAGTTGTTCATCAGTAGCTTCATGAACATCCATCAAAAGTTGTCCATATTGCTTGTATGTTGTGAACTCAATATCAAATCCTGAATCTAAGCTTCTAAGGAATTCATTTGCAATGTGGATTTGGAACCCTTTTGTGATAACCTGGTTCATGAAGATTAAGCTATTTTTAAACTCACCAGTAAGGATCTTCATCCAACATGACACCATTGGATCACCTTTCTTTGATTCGACCAATTCAAGCTTTTCAATCTTAACTTCATACTTACCATGTGGAACTTCTTTAAAATCTGTGTTGTTTTGTGAAGCTTCCTGAACATCTTTCTGTAATCCCTCTGTATCAATTGCCTTATCAAATTTATCCCATACGTTTGCCATTTTTCATTACCATCCTTTTATAATATATTTTTTGTAAAGTTCAACTTCCTGAACTTGTTGATTAAAAAAAATTACCATTATTACTATTGTGTTACTCACCACGTTTTCTTCTTGTTCTTGCCGGTTTTTCAGGTTCAACCTTTGTTTCAACAATTTCTGCATCCACTGATTCATCTTTGTTTATTGGTTCTGATGCTGCTTCAACAACTTCTACTTCAACAACTTCAACTTTTTCTTCCGGTGCAGCTTCTTCAATCGGTTTGACATCTTCAACTTTATCCTTTTTCTTTCTTGAACCCCTTCCAGTTTTAGCAGGTTCTTCTTTTTTATCAGGTGCATCAGCTTTTGTTGATGGTGTAGATGTGGAACCTGCAGCCTTCTTCCCAACATTTGATTCTTCATACACTTTCATCAGTTCATCATAGTCCAGGGGAATGGTGTTTGCTGTTACTGTTAATCTACCGCCACCAAAGATTACTTCATTGGTCTTGAAATTAAGTGTTCTGACATTATCATCAGCAATAACCCTTGCCACTATATCAACCATTCCTGCAACCTTGTTGGCGGTCTTTTCCTGGATGTTTGGCTTGATTGCTGTGATCTTATCCCCACCCTTTTTGGTGATGTCCTTGGATGTATCTTCATGACTGATCAGGATGATATTTTCATAATCCAGGTTCATCAACTTTTTAAGAGTATTCAGAAATTCACCCCTGACCTTATCCCATGCCCTGAAGGAATCATCTGATTCATGGGTAATTCCCATTTGGTCACACATGTAAATTCTGCAATGTTCATAAGTATCTTCAAGTAAGTCAACAACAATGGTCTTGAAATCATTTTGCTTCTTTTCAAGTTCAAGAATTGCATCTTTGAAAATTGTCCAGGCCAGTGTTTTCTTGGTGATCCTTCCTTCCACTGTCACAACATCTTTGATTGCAATGAATGGTGCATCAACAAACTTGATATTTCCATCAGTGTTCAACATGATTGGATCAGGGAACTGATTTGCAAGGAACGTCTTTCCACTGAAGGGTGAACCATAAAGCCAAACAACCTTCTTTTCAATTTTACCAACACTTCTTCTTTCATTCTTAGGTAATAACATATAATCCCATCCTTTTTCGCAGTATTCCTGGTATTGACACCAGTTGCATAAATAGTTTTGATTCTTTTCAAAATCAGTTGTTTCCAGTACCTTTTTCATTCCTAGTGTGAAATCAATGACTTTATCAACATTGAATTCAATTGGTACAATCTTGATTTCAGATTGTTCAAGTTCTTCCATGATCCTGTTCCTGAAGGTTCTCAAATCTTCAGTTTTCTTCTGTTTGATTTGAACCTTTGGAACAAATACAAAGTATAAATTTCTGATCTTCTTTCCGGTTTGCTTCTCATAAAAGTATTTGTATTCATGAAGCTGCCCTGATTCCATGTAATTCTTGATGTTGTTGGAATACTTGAAATCATACAAGTCATAAGTTCCATCATCATTGGGTGTTACTAGATCCATGAAGGCAATGAAATCTGAAGTAGTAACCTGAATTTCATGTGTTCCTGATGGTAGAACATCCCTGACCTTTGGGATCAGATATTCCAGTTTGATAATCTCATTGATATGTAAATCATCAATGATTGGAAAGGATCCGCAGTATTCTTTGATTGCTGCTTCAACACCCTTTTCAATACCAGTGTGTATGGCTGTTCCAAGTATCAAGGCATTTGCAGCATCAGTTGGTGGAATGGTTCTTATTTTGTCGATATAATGCATTTTGTACTTGAATTTACAGTTTTCAAATGTTCCAAGCCTTGAATGTGAGAATTGCAATGTGTCACCCCCCTTATAATGTTTTTGAATTCTTCAAACCCTTCAGGGTAAAGAATAATTCCAATTCCATTGGCCTGGTTGATTTTGTTGGTGTTGTAGATCTGAAGTTCTGAAGCCTTTCCTTTGGATGCTTTCAGTTCTACACTGAAGAATATTCCATTCACACAACATATCAAGTCAGGTATTCCGCTTTTCTGATAACCACCCCCCCAAATCTTAGTGAACCAAATATTGTTCTGATCTTGAAGGAACTTTTTAACCTTATTTTCAAACTGCTTTTCACCTGCCATTACTTCACTGTAATTTTAACATATGCTGATTTGTTGGAAGTCTTAGAACATTCAGAAGCAATATCAGGATACTTTTCTTTCAACTTCTTGGAATCAACTGTGGTTGCTGTGGTTGCTGCAATGTAATTGATTTTTAGAACATCATTATCAAATGACTTGATACTATACTGTTCCATAGCAACCTTCAATGTTTCCTTCAGCTTCTTTTCTTCTTCATCCAACTTCTTCTTTGCAGTAACAACATCAGAAATGTTCTTGATAATGGCTGCTTGTTTGGTTTCAAACACTGCCAGGTCAGTTCCTTCTTCAAAGATTGCATTTCCACAACCATCCGCTTCTGATGCCGAAGGTGATTGATCACATGCTTCATCACAACCTTCTTTGTGTTCACACTGGAAGCAGCACACTGTTCCAATTTCTTTTGGACACTCTAGTTCACATTTAATTTTCATTGGTCACCATTCCTTTCATTTATAAAGTTAGAAAATACTTTTGCATTCTCTAATACTTTTTTACTGTAATTAGTTTCATAGATCCCTTTATCCCAAAGCCTTGAAGCACCAGTTTCACCCATGTTATAAGCCATCAATACAAGTTCAGGTTCTTCATATTTTTCAAACAGGTTCCGCAGTATGTAAAGTCCTGATCTGATGTTTTGATATGGTTCCAGGATGTCTTTGATTCCAAGATGATCCTTCAACCACCCATGATTGACCTTGTTTATTTGCATCAATCCATAATCATTTGTTGAACTGATAACATTTGTATCAAATTGACTTTCTAACTGCATCAATCCCATGACGAATGAATAATCAATGTTGTACCCATAGGATAAGCAGTAAATGAATTCCTGAAGATCTTCATCCATATCAATTTTCAATGGGATGAATCCAAGTTCAGCACTGCTTGTCCAATCCATAGACATTCCCCAGGTGAATGATTCACCATTTATAGTTCCATATGGTTGAATGGCCATTACTTGAACCACTTCTTCTTTGTTCATTGCTTGTGCAGTAGTTGTTATTCCCCAACCAATCAGCATTCCAATGATCAGCATTACAAGCCAGGAAATCATTATTCTTCTAAACTTTTGATCTAGTTTGGTATTCTTTGAATAATTCATCAGTGTAGTCCTTTCTCATTTTTAGATTTTCAACAATATCTTCTTCAACACTATTTCTACAAATTAGGTAATAATAGAAACATCTTTTGGTTTGTCCAATCCTGTGGATCCGCTTCTTACTTTGTTCAAACAGTTCACTTCTTTCAGGAAGGGTGAAGTAAATTATTTTGTTTGCCTTCTGAAGATTCAAACCCATTGCCCCTGCCTGGTACTGAACCAAGGTGATTGAATTATCATATTCTTCATAGGCTGATAGATCCTTCACTGAACCATTGACGATTGAAATAGGTCTATCATCCACCAGTTTAATGATTGCATCCAGTTCAGCATTGAAGTTATAAAATATAATCAATCTATCTTCAGTTGAAACAAGAAGATCCTTCAGTGCATCCAGTTTTTCTTGGTTGTATTGGCCACACAACATCCTGGAATATAGTCTTTTAGTAAGTGTACTATCTCCAATAAGTTCAGTTATTGGTGTAACATCTACCCCATAGTAATCACTATCATCTTTAAATTCCTTCAGGTTCAATGTGTCAATTGTGATGATGCTTGTCCTAATGAATTTCCGGTATTCCTTTGTTGATGAAACCTTGATGTCTTGATGGATCATGTCAGGTAAATCAAATACTTCTTCTGACTTCATGAACACTGCCCCATGATGATGCAGCTTCATCTTCAACCGGTCAACATTCTTGTATCCTGAAACAGTCTTGATTGGGAATCCATTCGCTTCAATGTATTCAACTTCAATATACTGTTTCCAATAAAGCTTCTTTGAGATCTTCCAATTTAACAAGTGAAGCTGTGACCATAGATTTTCATACTTGCCTGATGTCGGTGTTCCTGAAAGAAGTATCACATTATCAGGATTCATTTTAAGCACGAATTTTGACCTTTTAGCGGTTTCATTTTGTATCATGGATGATTCATCCAACATCAATGTGAAATGCTCTAATTGAAGCAATATCTTCCTTCTGAAAGCCAATTCATAGTTGATGATGCCTATGAATTTAAAATCATCTGTTTCCTTCTCAAAAGTATTGATAAACATCTGAAATTGGTTCTTATCTGTCAGATCATAAATTATAAATTTATCACCATAAAATACTGTGAAGTGTTCAAACCAATCAGGAACCTTTGACTTCTGACAAATCAAGATGTTGTATTTAGTGTTGAATGACTTCAGCTTTTCCGAACCAACGAAGGTTTTTCCCAAACCCATATCAAGGTAATATGCAACATGTGTTTTGTTTTTGGTTTCATCCAGTGCTTGTTGTTGGTGTGGGTATAGTTCAAACAGCATGTCATTCACCCCCTGGTTCCAGTTTCTTCACTTCATTGGGATCTGTTAGATCATAACCTTCAAATTTTTCAAGGAAGTTCAATAAGGTTGTCCTTCTGATCTTCATGCTTCCTAGTTTCAAAACTTGAATGTGTCCTGCTTTTATCAATTCATACACATATGCAGGGTTTGTTTTAATCAACTTTGAAACTTCTGTCACTGTATAAAGTACATCTTCCATAAATCCACCCCTCCTAAAGTTCAGTTTCTTGAACTTCTAGGGTAAAAAAATATACCGGAATATCCGATTTTTCAATTTTCAAGACTTCAACTGTTTTGTCAATTTCTTTCTGACTGAATTCAACTTTGTTGTTCAGCTTTTCAGAAAGTGAAGTTGTTGACATACCAACTGCATCAGCGAATGACTGCTGTGTCTTAAAAATCTCCCTAATTCTACCCCTTAATTTACTGTAATTAAAACTCATAATTACACCATCCTTCCTAATTTTTTACACTCTGCATTTCTCATAATGGACTTGTGACCATCCAAAGGCTGCATTATAAAGGGTGATTTATCACCCAATTAAACAATTATTCCATCTTCAACTTCTTCACAAACTGTGTTCCATAACTCACTTAAACTTTTCTTTGCTTTCCAGGTATGTTGGATCTTGAGTTCAGCTTGAACATATTGCTTTGCCATTTCAGGATGCCTTTTCATATTTTCAATAGTGTGTTTGTCCTTCATAAAAACACAAAACATACAACTGCATCTGTCAACATACTCATAGCAAGGGTGTGGTTCAAGTTTTATTGATTTTGCTTGTTCAAACATTTGACCTTTTTCAAAGTCTAAACAAGG